CGGAAAAGTCACCGTAACGAGATACCTGCTCCGTTATTACGGCCGCCATAGTAGGCATGATCATGTCGTCCCCATCCAGGCCTTTAACCGTCTTGCCTGGCTTCTGTATCACCCAGAGATAGTCCCACCCGGCTTTATGGATGCCCGTGATGTCGCCGACGGCGATGTTCTTCTGGTTCGGCCGCGCGGCAAACCTGAACGTCAGTTCCCAGTCATCCTCGCCACGCTGACCGCCGCTGACGCCCATGAACATGACCTCCCCCGCATCAAAGTCCCGGAAGCGCGATGCGTTGATCCTCGCGGTCAGGTAAAACACCGCCGCCTTGTAGGCGCCCGTCACGTAAGCATTTTCCAGGTAATGCGTTTCATCCCACTTGTAGAGCGCCACCGGGATATCGACCCCGGACGGGGGCGAGCCATCCGAGCCGACGCCGATCAGGTTATCGAAGAAGCCGCTGCTGGCCTCCCCCGATGCAGTCCAGACGCCGCGCGTCGCGATGCTCGCAACGATGTGCTCTGTCCCGCCGGTGGTGTCGAAGGAATACCGGACGTCACCGACCGCCCCCCGGCTTTTCGACGAGCGGCCATAGCTTACCTTCCCCTCCCAGAACGACGCATCTGCATCCGAGGTGTCCACAAATTTGGGTGTAACCGTATCTGTCTGTCTCGGGAGATACGGGTCATCGACTGTGCCCGTGCCGAGCCGGTCCGGCGTGGCGGCGGCAAGCGCCACCAGGGCCGCGGACTCGTCAGCCGTGCCCTTGACGATATACACGCGGGTCGAGGCCCCGGTCTTGCCACGGGAGGTCTCCCGGCTCTCCATTGATTCGGTTACGGTGATCGCCATTGTTCAGGCCTCCATGCCTTTGGCCCCGGGATCCTCCGGGGTATTCAAGGGCTACCGACTTCAATCTGTGAACGAATTTGCCTCGTCCTGGCCATCCGCAAGACGCTGGGTATTCCTGGCTGTTGCCTCGGCGGCGGCTGCCGTCCGGCCAAACACGTCTTTACCGATACCCATCCCATAGAGCGCCTGCGAGCTGAACGTACCGGTCATCCGCGCCCCCATCTTGCCGGCGCCGCCATCCCCGCCCAGCCCCTCCAGAAACTTCGCCAGGTCTGTCTTCCATCTCTCGATTACCGGCGGGCCCTTCGGCGCGTCGGCCGCGGCCTTCCGTGCGGCATCCCACCTGCCACGCGCCGCGAGCACTTCGGCCTGGATGGCAGCCTTTTCCGCGTCGGTGGCGGTTTTCGCGGCCGCCTTCTGCGCCGCCTGTTTGGCCTTGAGTTCGGCGAGCGCGGCGTCCTCGTTCTCCACCAGCGCCGTGAGCATCCCCTCTTTGGCGGCCTCGATACTGCCGAGCTCGGCTTCATATGTCTTTCCCGATGCGGCTTCCTTCTCGCGCCTTACCGTCGCGGCGTCCGCTATACGCTTATCTCTCTCCTCGGCGCCTATCTCCCCGTGCTCGTAATAGAACTCGGCGGACGATTTTGCGGCAAGGTACTCGTACTCGATGTCAGCCTTCTCTTTCTTGGTCTTGACATCCAGCCACAAAGTCTGCGTCTTCGCCTTGAATGTCTCCCACCAACTCAACATGCCACTGATGCCCTTGATCCACAGGCCCTGGAGGCCATACAGTGCCGAGGCCAGCGTGTCGAGGAGGAACCCCTTGAAGTCGATCCACATCTCCTTGAGCCAGCCAATCCCCTTGGCCCATTCGAGCTTCAGCGTCAGCCAGAGGATCTCCGCCGCGAGGCCAATATCGCCGGCGGCAAGGGCATCGCCCATGCCCTTCCAGGCCTTCGCCATGTCATCCTTCAGGTCGTTCCACCTGTCTCGAAGCCATGCCGCCACTTTACTGCCGACGCCGGCTATCCATTTGAACACCCCGACGACGATGTTCTTCAGGTCGTTGAACCTCTCGCCAAGCCACGCGAGCGCCCTGCCGCCGGCGCCGCTTACCCATAGAATGGCCGCGCCAAGGGCCGCAACCCCGATGATGATGAGGACCACGGGCGAGAGGGCGAGGATCAGCGCCTTGCCAATCAGGACGAGCATGAGGGCAAGCCCCGCAAACGCCTTCGCCACCACGAGACCCAGCAGCTTCACCAGCGGCACCACGAGCCAGAGCACCTTCCCGAGCAGCAGAAAGGGCGTGACGATGAGGAACTTGAGCACCTTGAAGGCCTTCACTAAGAGCAGGGCCCCCTTGGCCAGGCCGCCCATGGCGAATGCAATGCCAGACATGGCGAAGCCGGCGGCGATAAGGCCCACGCCCACCGCACCGATGATGAGGACCACCTTGGCTATCGAGCGGATGATGGCGCCGTTCGCGCGCGCCCATTTCTCGGTCGCCAGTGCCAGGATAACCGCCTTGTCCACGTAGCGCGTGACGGTCGGCAGGAGCGCATTCCCGATCTCGACACGCAGCATGTAGATCGCGCCGCGGAGGGCCTTCATCCGGTTGATGTACTTATCTGCCGTTCGTATGGCGTCCCCAACGGCCCCCTGCGCAGTCATCGTCTTCTGGATAATCGAAAAGCGGGCGATGGCCTTTTCCTGCATGGTGAGTTCGCGCGTGCCGTTAGAGATGCCAAGCGCCAGGGCCTCCGTGTTTACGGCGCCCTCCAAGACGTTGATGCCGTAGGCGCGCACCGCACGGGGGAGCCCAGCCAGCGCGCTCTGAAACTTGTCGAAGGCAACTTGGTCAGGCAGGTTATACAGCGATGCGAAGTCCAGCGCCAGGTGCGTCGTCTCCTGGGAGAGCAGGCGCGCCTTCTCGGCGCCGAATCCCAGCCCCACGAAAAACGCCTGGAAGGACGCGAGGGCGTCTTTCATCTCGTAGCGGCTGCGGCCCACCGCATGGGCGAGGGCGTCACCAAACTTGGCTGCCGCCTCGGCCTGGTCGCCGAATACCTGCTCGAACTTGTTGATGGTCTCTATGGCGTCCCCGGCCGCCTTGACCCCGGCTATAAATGGCACGGCCAGCACGCCGGCAAGGCCCGTCAGTCCATAGCCAACCAGGCGCAGGCTCCTGCCAAAGTCCTGAATCCGGCGCCCTGCACTCTGCAGACCCCTCTGCACCTGGCTGTCGTCGATAAAGAGCTCGACGAATGCCCTGCCTGCACGTATCGCCCCTGCCTTGCCGGCGGCCATGCCTCAGCCCTCCATCCTGATGACCCCGATGCCGAGGCCTTCGCCCACGTCGCGGGACACAATCGACAGTGCGCCCAGCCTCGTTGCCATTTCCTCGCGCCAGAATCGCGGCGCGCCGTCGACGGGGGCGAGGGGGTGCCCCGGGCCTGGATTGATGTCGTGAAAGAGGACGAGCCCGCCCGGCCTCACCATGGGGGAATATGTCTCCCAGTCGTGCCGGACGGCCTTGTACTCGTGGTCGCCGTCTATCATCAGCACGTCCACGGCCCGCCCGGCCAGCCAGTGCCTCACCATGACGGGCACGGTTGGGTTCTCGCTGAAGAGGCGCAGGCACCTCACCTTCGTGTCGTCATCGCGCAGCGCCGCAAACACCCTCTCGCTGTTTGTGATGCGCCCGCACGTGTCCGGGTCGATAGTGAGGATGTCCGCAACGGGCGCCATCACCGGCCTCATCACCCACAGCCATCCGCCGCAGCCCGTGCCTATCTCGAGGACGACGCCCGGGGGGTCGGCGGCCAGGAGCCGCGCCGTGGCGACGAGTTCCTCGCGGTACTGGTACGCCTCGGCCGTCAGCCGCGAGAGCGAGACTATCCTCTCGTCGACCATGGTCGCCATCGCGTCAGGTGCGCTTCCGTCTGGAGCCACGTCGCTTACCTCCATTGGGCTTGCCGTCGGGCCTCACAAACACGTCCCTCAGCACGGTCAGCGGGACCCTCTGCTGGGGCGCCTTGGCCTTACCTTTCTCGGCCCACGGGTTAAAGGCGTCGGGCGACACCGCGCGCTGCTTCTTCGGGTCGCGGTTGATATTGAACGTCAGCGCCAGAAGCGCCGAGGTCCTCGCCCATCCGTCCCGCGACCTTGATTCCGTAGCGCCCTCTGCCATCCACAGGAGTTCCCTGAACGTCAGATTGGTGGGGTCGACTCCGACGATTCCAGCGTATTGCCAGATAAGTCGCCAGGCGTCAACAGGGGGGCGATCTCGAGCGGCGTCATCACCTGCGCCACTATCTCGTCCACCGTTATCGCCGCCAGCTTCTTGTCCGCCTCGTCGAAGACCGCGTCCTCGATCACCTGCATCTTCTCCATCGCCGCCGTCAGCAGGTCTCGCCGGCGGGGGTTCGGGAAAAAAGCTATGAGCTCGGCGACGAACGCCTCGGTCGCCTCAGCAACCGTGTCGCCACCGAACCGCTCGGCGAACTCCACGTCGCTTAGCCCCGCCGTGGTGGCCTGGGCCTGGCACAGGCAGAAGATAACGTCGACGAGGAGCACGGGATCGTCATAGAGGCTCTGGAGCAGGTTGCCGTCGTCGATCTTCACCAGGTCGACCTTCAGCGCATCGCGCACCCGCTTGACGGCGCCCACGTCGATCTTGATGTCCCAGGCCTGTCCTTCGGTATCCTTGAACGATTGCATCTATCCTCCCTTCACAGAGTACTTGGTAAGAACTACCGCCGAGCCTCCTGTTTCACCCTACGATCCGGCGGCTACGGTCGTCCATTCCGGGGCGGTGACCGAGTAGGTCGGCTTGACCGACACGGCCACTTTCAGCACCTCTTCGAGAGGCTCGGTGCGCGTGAAGCTGACAACGTCGAAGTCGGCCACGAGTCCCTGTGTGCCAACCACGTCGATGTCGCCGTCCATGGCCGCCATGCCGATGGATGTGTTGTTTATAAACGCATCCTGGATGGCGGTGAAGCCGTCGTCGTCCGTGTCCCAGACCATCTCGAAATCGAGCGTCGCCTCCTTGAGGGCGCCCACGGTCTGCCTCCATCCGTTGGAGCCGCGCGTTGTGACGTCGGCTTCGCTTTTGGTGAGCGTCAGCGTCACGTCCTTGACGTTTTCCATCTCGGTCCAGTCATCGTTTGCCGCGCCAAGCACGTCGTAGTACAGCTTGGCATTGAGCCCGAGTACCTCTGCCATCTCGATCCTCCTTGACCTTGTGGCCAGTTTACGGTTTTACTGAATTCCGCCACAGGAGCGGTAGCCCCGGCAGTTCCTTTTTGAATGCCGGGTGCATAAATGGCCGCGCCGCGACTTCCGCGTGCGTGGCGCGCCCACCATATTCGAGCAGCTGGGCGCCGGTGAGCGCGCCCACCATGCGAAACTGATACGGCCCGATGACGACAGACCGCTTGGCGGGGTCATGCGCGAAGAATATCATCCGCCTCAGCGGGTTGCGCGAGCGAGGCCCTATATGCAGCTTCGGGGGCTTGCCGGGCGCGCTGACCTTGTCCGGCAGTGGCGGCGCATCCCGTCCGCGCTGCTCGGCGCGTCTCGCCCGGATGTGCCACAGCTGCCATTCCTTTTTTGTCATCTTGCTGCGGGCCTTCGGGCCGGCCATGCGCAGCGACGACATGGCCCTCTGGCGCACGTAGGCGCCAAACTTTGAATAGACCCTGGCCTCTGCTTTTGTGATCGCGTTCAGGACCGCCACGCGGTCAAAGAACATCTCCGTGACCTGCGCAAACCCCCCGCCGGGGGGCCGTCGCCAGTTACGGCGGGTCATTGCTCCGCGTAGCAGCAGGGTCATCTATGCACCAGGTAAAATAGCCTCACCACGCTCGTAAACGTCCCCACCCCCTCGAGATGCTCCACCGCGAAGAGCGGGTCTATCTGGGTCCTCAGCCACGCTACGCGCGGCAGCGCATCGAACCTGTGCCCGCGCAGATAGTCCACGATCTCCTCCGTCAGCGCGGCCAGCGCGAGCACGTCGGGTTCAACCAGGCGCTGGGTCACGCGCTTCTGCACGCCGACGTCGATCTGTATCTCCCATGCGTCCTTGCCGCGCGACGAGCCGGTGATTGATACCGATGCCGGCACGACCGTCACGTGAAGGGTCTTTATCTCACTGAGCGTAAAGCGCGGCACCGCCAGCGAGTCCGGGGTAAACGCCATCGAGAACGTCCCGACCGGTGCCTCCGCGAGGGCGTCGGCGACCGCATCGGCTATGTCCATTGCCACGCTCATTCAAGGCCCCCGCTATGAATCCACATCCACCTCTCCCGTTTCCCGCGTGTGTATCCTCATGGCCACCCTGAAGGCGGTGGTCCAGCGCCAGCAGCCCTCGCCGGCGAAGTTCATCACCTCGTACTCCGCGGCGCCCGCCAGGATGATGTCCCCGGGCACCGGCACGATATCCATCTCCGCCGCGGCGATGATAAAGTCCGTCACGTGCGCGGTGATCTTCATGCCCGCGCCGTCATCCACATCGAACTCCGTGCGCCCCCACGTGGCCGTCACGGTCACCTCCTCCACCTCCTCGGCGGTCACCCGGTAGGTAACGGCGGTGCCGAGTTTGGCGGTGGCCTGCGACGCCAGCCATGCGGCGCCAGTGCTCAAAAGGTCGCTCATCACCTCACCAGCCTGTCCTCGATGCGCTCGAGGCGCTTGTCGATGCTCGCCAATGTGTCGTCAAAGGACTTGAATGCCTGGGCGTGGGCCGCCGCGGCCTTTTCGTTTTCCGTAATGCGAGATACGTTGCTGTCGGTGACGCGCTTCGTCTCCACCACCACGGGCCCCATGGCGGAGATCTCGCGGTTGATGGCGAGCCACGACCCGGCCGATATTCCCATCATGGAGAGAGCGAGCAGCACCGCCGCGATGATACCGCCCGTCTTGAGCGTGGTCCGGCCGTTGCCGTTTGTTATGGTTGTCATCCTGCCGCCTCCGATCTCGGCGCCTCGGCGCCGAAGAGCTCCCGATGTGCCGCCAAAACTTCGTCAGGCAGCTCCCAGTCCACGGGTGCGATGATGCCGTCCCCGTGTGGGCCCGTCTTGCCCGTCCAGTTGTGCCACATACTCTCGCGGGCGGCCAGTGCAACGTCGACCGCGGCCTTGCCTCCGTCGCGGTCCAGATAAAAGCGGTGCTTCTGGCGCATGATGTCGTCGGGGAGGGCGTGCCCGAAGTGGTAGCACACGGTCTCCGGCGTCTTTGTCGCAGCCGCGAGATTAGCCTTCGATGAGAAAAGGGACCTGCCCTCGCTGTCGCGCGGCTGGGTATGGGTCTTCCAGGTGTAGCTGGGCCTCCACCATGAAAAGAGATGATGATGGCAGGCGCTCCCGAAGGGCGGCAGGCTCTCGCCCCACCGGAGGGCATGGCCTGTTATCAGGGATGTGGCTGCGTCCGGGCCGTAGACCCAGTGCTTGAAGTCATGCCAGAAATTCACCCAGCGCGGTGTGGCGAACTTGTGCCCGGCGGAGAGCCACTTGTCGAGGCCAACCCATATCATGTCCGCCGCCGTCAGCAGCATGTAGTTGCCGGTGGCGCGGCTCCCGCACGACTCCCACATGACCCGCTTGTCCGGCCACACCTTGCGCGCGTCTACGGAGATCTTATGCTCCGGGTCGGGGAAGTCCTGAATCCGCTCCAGGATGCCCCCCTCTGGAAACTTGCGCCAGAACGGCACCGGGCCGTAGGCGATATTTATCTCGTCGACCTGCGGGTACAGGGCGGCCAGGCAGGACTCGACGCCCGGGGTGGCATAGGCGATCATCGACACCGACAGGCGGGTGCGGGTCACGGCGTGGAACGGATGCGCCTGCACACGCTCGGGCATGGTGTCGAGGCCAAATCGCGCCCGCGTCCTGGCCGCTGCCTTGCGCATGTCCGGCTTCGCGCCGGCGACGGCCCCCCGCACCACCTTCGCGAAGTCCTCCGGGTCGTTGTGCTTTGCATACAGGATGTCGTCGCCGTATGCCTCGCGCAGGACGGGCAGGTCGTAGACCACCGCCGGCGTCCCCGAGATGAGGGCCTCCCCGGGCACCATCCCAAAGCCCTCGAATGTCGACGGGGCCAGCACCACCCGCGCCCCCTTGAGGAACCCGAACTTGTCCACCTCGGCGATGTGGTCATGGAACATGACCTTGTGTGCCTTGTTGCCTTTGGGACGATAGGCGCCGGGGCTGCCGATGACCACAAGGTCAAGGATGTCCGGCGTCTCCATCACCGCGTGATGAGCCGCGTCGAGGTGCTTGTGGGCGACCGGGCGCCCCGCGAATACCGCAAAGGGGCGCCGGCGAAGAGTGGGTGTCGCGGCATCCGCCGCCTCGGTGTTGAGCACCGGATAGATGACCTCCAGCGGCGCGTCGGTGCCATAGAGTTCCTGCAGGTAGTGTCCGCCCACCTCGCTGATGGCGACCAGCCGGTCAGCGACCTTCGGTATGGACTGAAAGTCCTCCTTGCGCATCAACGCTGCCAGGGCCGGGACATACTGCTCGACCCAGTTGGGCGTCTCGAACGTCACGACATGCAGCTTGGCTCCGGGGTGCGCCATCTTGTATTGAACCGCCAACCGCGCCACCGGGCCACGGCAGTCCGTCACGAGACAGTCGAGGTCGGGGGGCAGCGGGTCGGTCGGCCCCGCGAAGTGCAGGCGCTTGCCCCAGCGAAAGTCCGCGCTCCACCGCAGGGGGCCGTCGGTAACGAACCACACCTCGGCGCCGGCGCGCTCGAGCGCCAGGGCGTACATTGACAGCATCAGCCTGCCGCCGGAGTAGACCGACCCCGCCTTGACGAAGAAGCCGAACCGCTGCGCGGCAACCATCTCACCTGCGGAGTCAAGGGGCGGCCGGAGCGACACGAGGCCCCTGCCGCGAAATTTCGGCGGGATGTATTTCCACGGGTTGGATGTCTTGCGAAAGCGTTTCCCCATTGTTCTCGCGTCTCCACAACTGCGCTGTTCACCGGGTATAGTTCAACCACCGTCCACAGATTGCTCTGCAAGAGCCTGGGAAGGAGGGGCCCGGGGGCCCCTCCCCTCAGCCAGGCGTCACGTTCAGCCCGCGGTCTCTATCCCGTACTGAAGATAGACGCGAACGATGAGATCGTCCGCCGCGATGGTGGCCACCGCGAAGCCCATCGGCAGCGTGGTGTCCGTGGTCGTGGCGCAGTTGTTCACCGCGTCCCAGTAGAGCCACTCGCCCTGGGTGATGATCTCTGCGGCCGCGGGCACGTCGAAGACGCCCTCGACCGCCAGGGATCCCAGCGCGCCGGCCGCTATCGGGGTCCGGGCAATGCCCACGATCGTCTCAAGAACGACGATGTCCCCCGCATCGACGGCCGCTACGGGCGTGTACGGTATGGCGTCGCCCTCGTGTACGAATACTGCCTCTGGCATGTCAACCTCCTTCTGCGTCCTAAGTCAGAATCCTTCCCATTGGGCCGGGGCCACCTTAGCAGGCGCACCCCGGCCCGTCCTTTAAGCGGTCGGCGGCCGCTGTTAAGAGCTCTCAGCCGCACCGGTCGACTTCACGCCGCCTCGGCCGTCCTGGAGCGCGACACCGAAGTCGTGGTACCCGCGCATCCTGATGCCGAGGTTGTTGAAGTCCGCCGTGGCCGTCTCGATGGTCGGTGCCTCGCGACCGTCGAGGAAGGCGACCTGTATCACCGGCAGCACGTTCGGGTCGGCCAGGATATACCAGGCCGTCGCGCTGTAGCCTTCCACAGCGGCGTTGGAGAGGTAGGACGACACTTCGACGGTGAACCCGTTCTGGTGGGGGTTGGCCGTCGGATAGGCGTCGTCGCCGCCCTGGCGGAGTTCCTGCGCCGTCACCAACTGCTTGGCGATGGTCTTCAGGGCCGCCGGGACCAGGAGGATTGCCGGGGGTATGCCTATCGGCCTCCCGTCGGCATCGACCTGCTCGTAGAAATCGGTCTCGGCTGCGGTCAGCCCGTCCACCGACAGCGCGCTGTCGGTCCCCTCGATGAGGTTGCCCAGGAGGGCGGTGAAGAACGCCGCGTCGTCGAGGAACGCCGCCCAGAAGACGTCGTTGATGGCGTTGCCCGAGCCGCGCCCCAGCTTCCTGGGTATGGCGCTCATGGCGTTGAGGTCGTCGTTGATGATGTCCTGCCGGTCGATGGTGAACATCCGACCGTAGGTCGCCACCTGGTTGTAGAGGACCTCCTCATCCAGGGAGCCGTGCTCGAATTCCCCGCCCGGAGCCATCTGCCGGTACGTGTCGTCGCCGGTCAGCCGGTAGGAGCGCATGAGCTTGAAGTCCCTGGCGGATGCGACCCCGCAGATGCGGCGCCACGTCTGCTCGGTGGCGAGGAATCCCTCGAGGAGGAACTTGTTCGCCACGTTGGAGAGGATCCCACCGATGTCGATGGTGGAGAATCCCGCCGCGGCCTGTACGCTGCCGGGGAAGGCGCCTCTCAGGAGTTCCTGTGGACTCGAGGAGTGCGTGACGCGCTCTGCGCCGTTCGCGTTGGCCGCGAGGACCAGGGCCTCTTTGAGGCCGATGTTCCCATGCCAGCGCTTCTTCGCCGCCGCGAGCACTTCCTCGGGGTAGGCCTTCTCGGCGCCCCGGAGGCCGGTCGCCATCGCCAGCGAGGCCTCGATGACCGCCTCTTTGCTGACGCCGGCCACCCAGTCGTGGGTCTGCACGGCGATCTGGATGGGCCGCTTGGCGAGGGCTATCTCCGCCTCGACCTTTTCCAGACTCCAGCCTTCCGTGATTGCCAGGTCCTTGGCGGCCTTGATGCGCAGCAGCTGCTCGATGCCGCAGCCTTTTGAGGCCTTGGCCGCGGCCGCTTCCACCGCGATGGCCAGTTCGGCCCGCATGATCTGGGCCTCGACTGCGCCCGGGGCAGGACCCGACTCGGCCGGCTCCGCCGTGGCCTTCCTGGCCCTGACCTTCTTCACGGGGGCGGATTCCTCCTCCTCCACGTCCTCTGCGTCGAACTTGGCCTGGAGCTTCACCATCTGCTCTTCGGAGAGCTCCTCCTTGTCCAGGCCCATTGCCTTGAGCCACTTCTCGAACTCGTTCATTGCACCACCTCCTTGTCTGTACCTTGCGGCGATCTGTGCCACCGCGGTTTCGTCCGCACCCACGGCCACCAGCGACACCTCGCCGAGGCGTCCCCGGCGTACAACCGCCAGGGGCCCGGCAAATGTGCGGCCGTTGACCCTCACCTTGGTTCCGGCCGAGACATCCTCGACCCGCTCTGGAGCCACCCCCACCGATGCCGGCCATGTAAAGCCGTTTCTCGCGTGGGTGACCACTTCGTTCGCCGGAGTGCCAGGCGCCTCGTGGTCTCCGGTGATGATTCCCGACAGCGACACGTCCTGACGGCCGATCACGGCCGTGCCCTGTCCGACTATCTGCGCCCGGTCGTGGTCCTTCAGGACAGCCACGTGCGCGTCGGCACGCAGGCCCTTCAGGTCGATGACGACCGGCACGTACCAACCTTCCAGCCGCAGGCTGCCACCCGCGTAGGCGGCTATCTCGAATGTCGGCCGGGCCTTGCCGCCCTTGGCCGCCGCCGCGAAACCTACCTCAGCAACGGCGGTGAGCAGCATCGCGCCCTTCTTACTGGCGCCCGCGTGCAGGCGCCTCTTCCTCGTCTTCGCCATCTTCATCCTCCTTGACGGGCTCGTCAGCCATCGACAGGCCCAGTTTCTTCATCAGTGCTCGTTCCTTGGCCAGCTGGAGCATCTCAGCCTCCCAGTCGCGGCCCTGGAGCGCGAATTCGTTGGCATGGGTGGTGGTGAGGTTCTTGAGGCGCACCGCCTGCGCGTTAGCCTCCTTGGCGGGATCGACGTGCTCGCGGCCGGGCCAGAACCACTGGTGCTCCTTGCCCGCGCCGCGCTGGCCAAATGCCTCGGCCAGCCATGCGGCCAGGAGCGGGTCGAGGATGATGCTCTCGACGTGCGCCTGGTCGACCGCTATCGACCGGAAATATGTCTGGTGGTCGAGCCGGCCTGATGCGTAGTTGTATTCCGATGAGTCGCAGGCTGCGACGTTGTAGGGCATATTGAGGCAGCGCGCGATCTCGGTGAGTATCTCCCGCTTGAACATCGGGTAGGTCGTGGCCGGCTGCTCCGCCTTCATCTGGTACGGCTCCCACCCCTCCGGGACAAACGTCATCTGGTTGAAGGCCCACTCCATCTCCGTTGCGGGGTCCACGTCGGCCGCGCCCGCGTCGGGGGGGGTCTGCGTCTTCATAATGACGGCCATCTCGGCGGCGATCTCGGCGGAGCCTATGACCGCCATGGTGTAGCGGCGAAGCTGCGCGAAAAGGGGCAGCGCGGGGCAGATGTCAGGCGCACCGCGAAGCTGCCCGGGCCTGTCCACCCGGTACCAGTGGATGACGCTGCCCGCGTCGACCTTCATGGAATCGTCCATGCTGGCAGGCAATGTCAGGCCGCCGGGATGAGACTTGCTGATGGTGTAGCTGAGGGGGTTGCCGTCCGCGTCGTAATCAATGCCGTCGGCCAGGTCGCTCCAGGTGAGGTCGGTGACCGGCCGCGCCACCATCTCCA